CTGCTTCGATTTCTGGCTGCATCGCCATTTCACGATACCGAGAAATTAATTCAACCTCATTCTTTGCCGTACCATCTAAGTCAACATATGTTCCATAGTAGGCGGCAGCAGAGATAGTAAGAGCACCGTCTTCATTGGACGGAGGCGTAAATGTTTTTTGTGACTGTTCTTCTGAACTAGTCTTGTTTCTGGTTATTTGGAAACCAAATAAATTTATGGCCATACTACTCCTTCATATACAAAGAATTGGAAGGCACGTAAATGCCTTCCATCAAAATTAAGTTGTTGTGTCTGATTCCCACCACTGATATGCTAGAGTGACAGAGAACTCTTCAATAGAATCGTTCGAACCCCAATCTAGATCAATAGGTGAAAGATCAACAGGAAAAGCACCAACAAATTTATACGACTTGATAACTCGACCAATTTTGTTATACTGTTCAACTTTAGCGTCAACTGTGTATGACGCTGGAGAAACAGCTAGACCATTTCTAAAGTTTGTCGCGTGTGAATTAATTGCATTCATCCAAGACTCAAAACCTCTACGAATTTTGAAGTTCTCATCATTGATGATTTGAATAGTCCAATCAGCAAAGTTTCTATTACCTGCAAACTTCAATTCGCGACCAAAGTAAAACAACGGAACAGTTCCGACTGTTGATCCAGGAAGTTGTGCCGACTTAGCCAAGAAAGTTAATGATTGACTAGTCGTTGCTGCATCTGTTGTATAAGTTGGAAGATTCATTGTAACTTGGAACAGATTAGGGCGAGCACCATCTCCAATCAGATTAGCCCTAAATTCGCCTACGTTAAATGCCATGTTTATCTCCTATATCTTTTTATATTTATTAGACAGCACCAACGATCTCGGAGAAGTTAACACCAGTTCTAACAGCGACGAAGTTCAACTGAATGAAGTTGATCGAACGTGCTGGTTTGATGTAGATATCTCCAACGAATTGATTGTTGTCGATAATTTGTCCTGTGTTATTTGTATCATCACACACAACCCGATAATCATAGATACCACGGCGACCTTTAATGTCACGTAGGAATGGCTCAATTAATCCAACAAACTGTGATCTGGTGAATTCATCATTGAGTTCGAACAACGAATACTTGGATGCATTTGCGATTGCTTTCTCTAGAACAATAAACAATCTACGAACATTAATTCTGTTGAACGCAGAGGGTTGTAAAGTTAGAGTCTTGTCGCCAAACAAGAGTGTGCCTTGTCCTGGAACAGAGATGACTGGATTAACAGCAGACTGGTATAGTAAATCACGTTGAGTTTTGTTTGGATTCCAAGCAAGTTTAACAACGTTCTTGATACCACCACGTGAATATCCAGCAGGCGAGAACCATGGATCTCTTGTCTCATCTGTACGAACACATAGACCTGCGATATCACCGTTTAGTGGAATCCAACGATATGTGTTGTTGTACTTGTCAAACATGTATTTCCAACCAGAATCTGCAACAGCATAAGATGTTGCACGATTAAGTGCAGTGTACCATGTAGCAATTGAAGTTGTTTCATTGCCTGCGTTGTTGACAACATCTGATTTGCGTGGAGAAACAAAGGCAACACAATCTTTACGATTTAATGCTAGATCGATGATTGTCTGTTGAACAGTAGTTGATACATCACCCGCAACAATTAGAGAAACGTCAACTTCTTCTGGATTTGCAAACAATGCAATTGCTGTGTTTAGATTCGCATCAGATGCGGTTTCATATGTACCGCCAATAAATGAATAATTCTTTGTTCCAAATGTTGATCCAAAATTGGTCACTGCCGCTACCTGTCCAGCATTTGCAGAAATTAGTGCCGTGTTGCCCATATACAAATATTTAGATTTTTGTCTGATAACATTAGAGATGTATGCAGATGAACCATCATCATACGATGCATCTGATGCTAGAGATAAGAATCCGAATGTCTCTAAAACTGTACCTCTTTCGCCAGAGAAAAGTCCATCTTCGTCAACAACAACTAGGTGTACTTGATCGCCTGCACCACCAACTTTTGCAACATATGAAGATGTGTTTGGTGAAGTTGAGAATAAATTCTTGTATCCCCATCCACCAAATGCTGAAGTGTTAGCACCTGCAACGTTAGCCGTGCAGATAGAAACATTTAATGAGTTGCCGATATCACCAGGATAACGAGCGACGAATAGTGATGTGTTTAAACCTGATGTTTCGTTAACAACGATATTATCATACGAATCTTCATTCTTTAATTGATATCCGACTGATGTGCCTGTATTATTAGCAGTAGCATTTTTAGAATTAGAACTTACTGCACGAACAACTTGAAGATTGTTACCGTATGCCAAGAAACTGGCTGCTGTAAAGAATGATGTAGCAGTATTGCCCTGTTGAGCATTTGCTGATGGTTCACCAAAATAACTAACTAATTCTGTCTCGTGTGTCACGAGTTTTACTTTTCCTGCTGGACCCCACGCGAAGTCTCCAACAAATGCACCGGCTGTAGTTGATACTGAAGGGACAACTGTGGTTAAGTCGATTTCAGAAACATTTACACCTGGAGATAATTGAAATGCCATTTTATTCTCCTTGTTTTATACTGATATAATTTGCAGTAATAATCTATGTTGTATTTATGAAACAGTAGATTTGTAGTTATAGTTCGAAAACATTCTGCATTTTACCATACTCTTCATTGGTTAACCACACATCGCCGTCTTCCTGAACGTATGGAATATCAAGTCCGTCGTCGTATATTCCAAACGATGGAACATCATCATTGGATTGGTTCAACATTTCCAATTGCATTTGTCTTCTTAGGTCATGATTCACGATTTCTCTAAAGAAATTCTGAGTGGATAACCATGCAAATAGTACAAGAGTCATTACCAAATCATCATTTGCAGTCTCTTCTGCCTTGAATGTATTGTTTACAGAGACAAAGGTTGTCAGTTGAGAAATGGTGTCGAAGTCATGCACCAATAACTTGTCTGATTCGATTAGTGTCTTGAGATTGGAACATCCAATTCTTTTTACAAGAGGTGACATCCTTAGACCGAGTTGAGTTCCACGATCAAAACCAGCAGAGATTGCCTGTGCTTTCTTGTTACCTGTCGCCACTTTTAAAAGATTTTCATACTCCAAATCTTGATGAAGAATGTCAGCAATCTGTGGGGTATTATTTATCTCAACCAGCACATATGCATCATTGTATAGTCGTGCTGTATTGTAAATGATGGTTGGATATAACATTGGTGCTATAATTGAACTATTATATTTTGCCACTTGTTTGTATGGTATCGTAGATATATCGAACACAGAGAATGCAGATGCGTCTAGATTACGTCCTTCTGAAACGTCAACTGTGATTGCATATATGTGATCTTTATTGACCTCATCATCACCTTTAATTGGATACTCATAGATATCCAGATTCTCATGTTTTGTTATTGGATCATTATACACCATCATTCCAAGTTTAGAACCAGAGATTAATGTATTTGTCGAACCTAAAAATTCACAACTAAATTCTTGTCTAAATTGTTCTTCTGATGTATTCCTGATTGTCTCTTCTTTCCACTTCTCATCTCGACCAGGCACCATCGACCAGTGAATTTCGAACGTCTTGTATCCGTTTCGTTTATTGATAGCATCAACCCATAACTTGTAGAACAAGTTCATACCATTAGGAGTAGAAACAATAATAATCTTTGTCGTTTTACCAGATGAGATAACTGGATAAACTGAGTTGAAAAACTCATGAGCAATATTCTGTGGAACGAATGCAAACTCGTCTAGGAACACTACGTTGAATGATCCTCCACGAACTGCTGATGATGATGTAGATGCAGCAATGATCTTAGAACCATTCTCAAGTTCTACGTTACCTTTGTTCCATGTGATAACGCCTTGTTGCATCCACATAGGTAGATTTTCATATGCAAGTTGATACTTTGAAAGAATGTCTCGCGCAAGAGAACCTTTGTTTGCAAGAACTGCAATGTTCTGTGAATGTTCAAATAGAGTTAACCAAAGTAGATATGCAACAGATGTTGTTGTCTTACCAACCTGACGAGGACATTTAGTTATGACAAATCGATTTTCATGAAATGTTTGAATCATTTCTTTCTGAAAGTCCCACATATCAAAGTTCATCAAACCCTTATCGACGTTGACAATCTTAATGTATTTTGATGCGAAGTATACTGGATTTTTAGCACATTTGATGTACTCTTCTACTTGATCTTCTGTATATGAAAGTTCTATACCAGCACGTTTTAAAAGTACGTTATCTCTGTAAGATTCCTTATTCGTCGTCATTCTTTCTCTTTAACAATTTAGACAATTCTGATGTTGATCCAACAAAGATTGCTTTGTCAACTGTGACATTAGATTCTTTGCTCTTTAGTCCTTTCAGTTCACGAAATGATTTCTGTAGGTTCATCAACTTCTCATTTGCTTCTGCTGTATTTTTAATGAGAGTTGCAACAACTTCAAATGCACGTGGATGTTCAGTTTCAGATGCAATTGCTAATAGATGATCGATAGCATCGTTGCCCTTTCTTACAAGAGACTGGAGTGTTTTTCTTGAGTCAGCATAATCTCTCTCAAGATCTGATTCAAGATCTTTTGAGATGGAAGCAATCTCGACAATATCTTTTGGTGATTCTTTTTGCACAACTGGTGTCTTGATAGAGGGTGCAACATCAAAGATTTCTTCCATAGATTTTTCAAATTTAGACATAACCTAATAATATCCTTTACACTATACCAGAACCACTAATCATCCATGTGTTAGCCGCAACTTGAAGAAGAGTCGCTACACCGTATGTTGAAACGTTGCGTGTTGTGGATGTTGTGTTTCCTGCTAGATATAAAGAGACTCCGGTATTAGGAGTTACTCTTACGTTAGCACTTGCAGTTGTTCGTGAAACGATCATTATCGTTGTTCCATTGCTGAACGAAGCGTTCGATGACCATGGAATATACAAGTTAACACTGGTGGATTGTGTGAAATATAGATGCTTACCAACATCAGAAGAACTTAAAATATAGTTTGTATTCTGTGCGTTTTGCGTCAAGACACCAAAATTGTTTGAGTTTGTGTTAGCTAAATTAAACGCAGCGTTAGCGTGTGAGAATGCGATGTTGCCCCCATAGGATGCGGCTTGTGCTAGTACGTTTGCTGAGTTTGCTTTATGGAATGCTGCTTGTGTCGTGGTCGATACAACGTTGATTGAAGCATTCGCAATAGTTAAAGTAAGATTTGATGAGTTCGCAACATACGATTCAGAAGCCATTCGAACGCCACCCGCAATACTGCCTGTGTGGACAGTAACAATATTGTTAGTTGTTTCAATAATTATTTCACCTGCAGCACCAGTTGTGTTTGCAACTACTGTGTTTGCATATCTTTTAAATTGAAGCGTTCTTGACATTTTAACTACCTTTAATTAAGTAAGTCTATTACTCTTTCGTTTTCTATTTGTAGATCATCTTTGCCCATCTCAAATGGCAAATCGCCAGAGAAGTCAGAAGATGTTGTAATTGTTTCTGGGAAATCTGGGTACTCAAACATCTGCGTAGTGTATGTATAATCATTATTACCACGTGCATCAGTTGGAGATGGTGTGATGATAGTCTGAACAAGTTTGTTTGATTTCAGATCAACACTTGAAGGTGTCCAATTTGAATCTGTTGACATTCCAATCAAAGGTGTACCAGACACAAAGTGACCATGATTGAAAGCAACTTCTAGTAAATACGACTCATTATTCCAATTGATAACTTTACCTGTTGCAACTGCACTATCGAAAGAATAACCTTGATATACTTTTTCGCCATATTTGTAATTACCCCAACCACCATCTGCCATCGTAAAGATAACATTTCTATCAGATAATGTGTTATCATCATAGATGTTTGTGATTGCAGCGCGAATAATCTTAGGTTCACGGATCGCACCATAGATATATGCTTTGACTGTGAAGTTTAGTGTCCAGATAACTGTACGAATCTTGCTGTTATAATCACCCTCATATTCAATATCATGAGAGATACTTTTGAATACAATAGGTACTTCTTTGATGATTCCTAACTCTTCAACTAGATTGACATTGATTGTGTAGTCTGGTGTGAAGTATGGTAGAATCTTCTCGATAATTTGTGCAGAGTCTTCAAAGTTTCTAACATAAAGATACAATGAGAATTCAAAATCAAATGGTACTGGATTATAAACTGATAAAGTTACGCCATCTTCTGAGTGTTTGTTTCTATAGTTTGTGTTTAATTTTCTTCCAGAATCATAACTCATATCTGTCATTTCATATGACAGCATTGGTAGAGTAATCTGAACTTTCTTATCAAGTAATGGATCACTTTCTAATCTAGAAACATACTTCTCTTTTGGACCATAGATAATTGGAACTAAAAAGTTCTCAAGTTCGGCACCAGTTTCTGTGTATCGAGTAAGTTTAATCTGATTAAAGAAATCGCCAAATGCTACGATTATTTTTCGAATAGTTTTATGGTATGAATAACTCATGATATTCTACCAAAAGGATTGATTTCTTTGATGTCATCAACATAACCTGTTGCTTCGACTTGAATTACTTTATTGTCGTACATTTCTCGTGCTTGTGGATCAGATAATTCATCATATGATGATGTTATGATACGGAATGCATTTGATGTATTACCACGAATATACATTCCAGAACCAAATGTTCCAACAAGATCTGTAATCTTAATAATACCCTCCTCGACATCCCAGTATGTACATAGACCAAATGCTGTATTGGATGAATTGTGAACGTATTCACCGACGAGATAGTTACCATTACCAGATGCGGTATTGACATTCATGGATATTGTATAAGAATCTTGAACAACGATGTCATCAATACGTGGTACACCAACATCGATTGTCTCTTGTGAATACTTGAATTTCTCTAGTTCTAATTTATAGAAGTATGGATACTTGTTGCCTAGAACATAGAATGCTTCTGTGTAATTGACGTATTTAATCTCATACATTTCACCAGTCTGTGACATGAATGGGATATAGATTAGATCTCCTTCACGGGGTCTTGCATACGTTTCTCTTGGCACCCATCGTGTGAATGATCTTTTAGAGATAATGACTGACATATTGTTACGAATCTCAAGACCAAACTTAGAGAAGAACTCACGTTCGCCTTCGTAACCATCTACGTTAGTGATATACAATTCTAATGGATATGCAGCAGTAAACTCTTTCAGTGGATCTTCACCATAGATTAGATCTCGTGCCTGATCATTAGTGTTAGGAATGTAGTAACAATCTACACCGTATATTTTTATTGATTCTACCATCAAATCTTCAATGAGTCTTTGCTCCGGATTTGATGCATAGTTATTGAAATATACGTTAGTTGCCATGATATTAGTTTAAGTAGAAGTCAACGGGCAACGAATAAGAGTCGAGCATTTCTTGTTCTAACTTTGCAATCTCTTCAGATGCTTCATCAAAGATCTTATCACCATTCAACATTACACCACCAGGCAATTGAACGCCTTGAAACTTCTTTAAATTTGCACCCCAATTACGTTTGATTAGTGCAGTTGCATATTCTTTTAACCAACGATCATTCCATACAGAAACATAGTCTTCTGGTTTTACTAGTGCATGACACTCTGCAATCACAACAGTTCCTGCATTGACTGCTGTACCCCAACCCCAATCACAGAATAACTTATGCATGTGACGTTGGAATCGAATAGGAACTTCACCAGTAAACATTAACTCTAGTGATCTAAGATGCTGCATCGTCAATGTGTAGTTAATATATGATGCAGAAGTGAAGTCATACAGTTCATTCAATCTAAGTTGATATCTCAGATCGAACATATTGTTCTGTGCAATGGAATCAGAGATTGGAAATATTCTTGTGACGCCAATAATATTAACAGATGCGTTTGTCGTATCTCTTGTCACATCTGGTGACATGTTGATGTATTTGTTTGTAATATCAGTAGCGTCTAATCTTTTGATGTAATATACTTTCTGAAGCGCATCAAAGTGATAGTCTTGCCAATACTGAAGTGCATCATCGATTCTGTCCTCCACCTGATCATCATCAACGTTAATTTCAATAACAGGAAATCCAAGTCTTCTTAAACAATAAGATTTGAATAGATCTCTTGTAGATACTAATGTTGCCATGGTGCATTTCCGGAAATATGTATTATACTATTTATCTATCGCTGGAATCGATAACGAATGACAACTATGTTAAAATAAACGTCACTGTGCCAGATCCGGCTGTCACTGTAGATATTCTATATAAACCAGAAGTGGTAGTAGATGCTGTTAATCCACCACTAAATGATGCAGTATAGTTTGACGAATATGATAAGATAACAATCCCAGAACCACCAGCACCTGCGTAATCGGCTCCATTTGCACCATTTACTCCTTGATCTCTAGCTCCACCACCACCACCACCTGTATTGGTTTGACCCGCCACAGGACGATGCGAACTACTATTGCTACCACCTTTACCACCACCGCCCAATCCACCTGCAGCGGATGGATTACTAGAATCTGAACAACCACCACCTCCACCAGCGTAATATGTAGCGGTTCCTGAAATACTATTAGACAATCCTATTCCACCTGCCCCACCATTACTAGCTATAGCATTTGCACCAGCGCCACCAGCGCCACCACCTCCGCCTCCTCCCCAAGAAGCATAGTAACCAGTGCCACCATCATATCCTTGTCTTGTATCACTCACATACGGTGATCCTGGGTAAATGCCTCTGCCCACTGTGTTGGGATCACCCCCACCGCCTGCTCCTCCACCTGATCCACCGCTGCCAACAGCATATGTGCCTTGATATCCACCACCACCACCTCCACCAACCGTACTTGTTGTATTAAATCTACTCGAGCTGCCGGTTCCACCTGATTGTGTGATTCCGCCAGTATTATATCCGCCAGTTCCACCAGCGCCAACGGTTACAGTATAAGTGGTATTAATTGTCAATGGATTAAAGGTGCCTGTTAGATATCCACCACCTCCACCACCTCCACCAACTTGTCCACCGCCGCCGCCTCCACCAGCAACTACCAGATATTCAACACTGAGTGTGGGTGCGGTACCAAAACTTAACCATTGTGCAGCAGATGCATTATAAATTTCTCCAAATCCAGTTGTTGTGTTATAACGCATATAACCGTTGTTTGGACTAACAGGACGTTGCGCTGTATTACCTACTGGTAAAGCAAATGCACCATTGCTTGAATTTTGTTGATCACTAACTGCTGCTGGTGTAATACTAACATTAGCCCATGATGCAGTGGTGCCATTTGTTGTCAAGAATTTACCAGAATTAGCGGTTTGCGTTGGTAATGTAGTTACATTAGACCAACTTGAATTAGTACCATCAGTAGTTAAATACTTACCAGAGTTACCTGTTTGAGATGGCAATGTATTTGATGCACTTATTCTACCATTTGCAGCAACTGTAATGGTTGAACCATCTGCAATTACACCACCCAAAGTACTGGTTGTTGCTGCAGGTAATGTATAAGTTGATCCAGATACAAATGGTGCAGAATTGGCATAGTAGTAATTGGCAGCATACACTGCTGTTGCATATAGATTGCCTCTAATTCCTGCTCCACCTGCAACAATCAGAGCACCAGTTGTGTTACTTGTACTTGATCTTGTGTTTGGTAAAGTTAGAGAATCTATCGCAGTGGTAATTAATCTTCTTATTGACATTTTTTTTACTCTAAAGGTTTACTCTATATTTATTTTATACCATATCCGGAGTAGTAAAAACATAATTATAACTTCTTCTTATTCCTTCATTATCACACCAGAGTTCTAACGTGTATGTCGTGTTTGATTCTAGATAAAGTCTGGAGTGTTCCATGTAGTTATCAAATAATACATTCTCCGTTGAAACATATTTTTTAGTAATACCAAATGTTTCAGTAAACAGTTGTTCTGAATCTTTTTTAAATGTAACACCAAAAGATAGATTATTAAACACTACAAGTGGTTGAGCATCTGAGAAATAAAATACAACATCTGTGTAGTGGGACTTCAAGTCTTCTTGTTGAATCAACCATTCACTGGTTTGTAAGTTACAATTAACTAAAATTTTACTCATATCAATCTCCTATGATATAAAATTATGGATAAGGATATCTAATAACTACGATGCCTGAACCTCCTGCGGGATGACTATTTGGAGCTGATCCACCGCCACCGCCACCTCCTCCTCTTGAACCAGCTCCTGATGAATCTCCACCACCTCCTCCATATGGAAAGAAATTGCCTGGACTATCTTCTGGAGTATATAAACCGTTAGTGTACGTTCCATTATTTGTTGGTCCACCGGCACCACCACCACCATATTGAATGCCGTCTATTGATGAAGTAACTCCAATTCCACCACCTCCCATATAACCGCCTCCCGTTGTGATTCTATCATATGGTTGAGGATATCCTTTAGGTGCATAACCTGGCGCTTTAGGTGGTTGCGGTGGGTTATACCAATAACGAGAATCTTGTCCGTCTCCACCAGCACCACCTCCACCACCACCATTCATCGGTAGACCTGAACCTTCATATCCAGGTCTGTTTACATTACCACCACCATAACCACTGCCACTAGGTGATCCACTAATTTTTGAAGCTCCGTTTGGATTAGATCCTCCTGTTCCTCCACCTGCGCCACCTCCATGCCAACCAGATGGTTGTCCATCTTGTCCTGGTGATGCAGCAACTGATCCAGATCCACCTGATCCAACAACCACTGGGTAATCTGTATTTGGTGTTAATGAAATACCAGTAACATCAGAAACTCCACCTCCACCTCCACCTCCTCTACCAACACTTCCTGCTCCACCACCACCAACAATTACTGAAGCGAATCCATAATTATTTTCATTACTGGAGACTCTGAATGTTCCTGGTCCAGTAAACACATGGAATCTATATCCAGTATATGATCCAGTACCATCATATATGTAACTACCACCAGAAGCAGAGACTGGAGGCACAACAGGAGTTACAGAATTGGAAGGCGAACTGGCAGAACTATAACCAATTTCGTTTCGTGCTTGTACCGTGAAAGTGTATGTAGTTCCGTTACTTAGACCAGTGATAGTAATAGGTGATCCAGATCCAGTTGCAGTAATACCACCAGGTGATGAAGTGACACGATAATCCAGAATAGTTTTACCGCCATTATAAGATGGAGCACTAAACGATACTGTTGCCTGTCCATTTCCAGCAGTAGCAGATACTGAAGTTGGTGCATCTGGTACACTCCAAACTTGGACAGAACTGGAAGGAGATGAAGATAGTCCAGAACCTACAGCATTTCTTGCCGTAACTGTGAATGTATAAGAAGTACCTGATGTCAGACCAGTGATAGTAATTGGTGAACTGGCGCCTGTTGCAGTGATACTACCTGGTGATGATGTGACTGTGTAGTCGAGAATAGGACTACCACCATCTGAATTCGGTGGAGTAAATGCAACTGATACAGAAGTTGAAGATAATATGGTAACAGCGCCAATCGTAACTGGACCGGGTGCTGCAGCACCACCAACAAACATACCTAAAAAACCAGACATATTACGTCAATCCTAATCCAAATATGTACCATGTATCTGTTGCAACTTTCAAACATGTTGCAATACCATTTGATGCAAGAGTTCTATTACCAGTAGAAGATGAATTTGCCCACTTCAACGTAACACCAGAACCTTGTGTAATAGTTAGTGATGTTGCATTACTGACTACTGTGATGACTGCACCAATCTCAAATGGTACAGAAGAGTTTGGTGGTATTGTTACACCAGAACTAACATAAACATGTTTACCTGAATCACCGAGTGCTAAGTTACCCGATGATGTACCACTCTGAGGCATGTTTCTAAAACCAAACTGATACTGAGTGCCAGAAAAATCTAGTACAGTACTTACGTTTGCAAGTCCAGTAAGTGTTTTGTTTGTTAATGTCTGAGTACCGGTTAGTGTGACTGCTACGTTTGGATCAAGTGAGATTGTCGTACCAGTTGATCCATTATAAGAAGAACCAACAGTAGAATTAATACCACTACCAAATGTTAGTGATGCAAGTGTGAAGTTATTACCAAGTGTAACAGTAGATCCATTAATAGTAATAGAAGAATTAGATAACTTAGAGTTAGGAATATTTCCTGTCAACATCGTACTAGTAATAGTACCAACGTCATTTGATGTAATCATTGCACCAGATGTTGTTGGAAAAGTAATTACATTACCACTTGATGTAGTAATCGTAGATACATTTACAGTAGTTGCTGTGATTGTTCCGTTCGCAGTGATTGATCCATTACTAATAATCGAGTTACTAGTGATTGTTCCTAATACAGTTACATTAGAGAACACGTTTGATATTAGTGGTACACCATTAGCATAGAAGTATCCATTCGCATACATGCGATCC